ATTCTCCGGGATGACGGAAGCCGCGTATGGGCTCGAGCTTTTGAAACTCCACCCCGAACGCGCTCTGAACTAGGACCCCGCCATGACCGAAGAAAACGCATCCGAAGTTCTCCCCGACGCGCCTCGGCGCCCGGGTCGCAAGCCCCGTTCCGCCACCATCCAGGCCACCAGTGAAGACGTCCGCCCCGCCGTGCGCCGTGAGCGCAAGCGCAAGGGTGGCCAGCTCATGGACAAGTTCGCGCTGCCGGCCGAAGTGATGGCGCGCTTCAAGGCCAACGGCCAGTCCATCGAATGGAAGCGCGAAAGCCTGATGGGTCAGGCCGACCCGCATTACGACGTCCGCCTGCGCGAACAGGGCTGGCTGCCCGTCGACAGCAAGCACTATCCCGAACTGGTCCCGAACGGCTTCAAGGGGCCGATCCGGATGGACGGCATGGTGCTGATGGAGCGCCCGGTGGAACTGACCGCGGAAGCGCGCGCCGAAGACACACGCGACGCCCGGGCTCAGGTCCGCACGAAGGAGCAGCAATTGGGAGCAACGCCCAACGACAACCTGCCCCGCAAAGTCCTCTCCCACGGACGCTCTTACGAGCCCGTGGCCGTGCCGGAGTAAAATCCCGGCATTCTCCCTCCGTCGCTGGCGCGCCGCTGGTGACTTACCCCAAGCCTCCCCGTCTCGTGCCGAGACGCCCGGCCTACATCCCCAAGGAGAACAGCGATGGCTAATAGCTTCGCTCCCTTCGGGTTCAGCCAGATGTCCGGCAACGGCAGCGCGCCGACCTATGAACAGGTCGAACGCGTTATCGATAACGCTGCCGGGGCCATCTACACTGGCGACCCCGTTACTTCCCAGTCCGACGGCACGATTGCCGTTTCGTCCCCTGGCACGACTCAGATTGCCGGCATTTTTGTCGGCTGCACCTATGTGCAGTCCGGCACCAACCGGACGGTCTGGTCTCCCTACTGGCCCGGCTCCGGCTCGGCAGTGGCGAACACTCTCGTCAAAGGCTATCTGGTCAACGACCCGAATGCCCAGTTCGAGGTGCAGTCTTCCGGCGCCGCAGCGATCACGCTTGCTGGCGTCGGCGCGAACGTCCAGTTCGCCATCGGCACCGGCAACGCCCTCACGGGCCGCAGCGGCGCCTATGTGACGCAATCGTCTCTCGACCCGACCACCACCACGCTGCCGTTCCGCGTTGTGGGTCTGATCACGTCCCCGCCCGGTGCCAACGGCACCGATATCACCACGCCGTACAACTGGGTTCGCGTCGCCTTCAACAGCGTCGATACCCGTGTGCTGACCGGCCAGTAAGGGGAGCGCTGAAAAATGCCCGTGAATCTTTCTCAGATCAGGGACCTCCTGCTTCCCGGCCTCCGTGGCGTCGTCGGCAAGTATGAGCAGATCCCCACCCGTTGGGACAAGGTCTTTTCGCGAAGCAAGTCGAACATGGCCGTGGAACGCACCGCGTCCATGCGCTTCCTCGGCTATGCCCAGCTCAAGACTGAAGGCCAGCAGACGGCGATGGATAACAACGCCGGCGAACGCTACCTGTACAACCAGGAGCACAACGAAATCGGCCTTGGCTACGCGATCACCCGCAAGGCCATCGACGACAACCTCTACAAGAGCCAGTTCCAGCCCTCCAACCTCGGTCTGATCCAGTCCTTCGCGCAGACCAAGGAAATCTATGGCTGGAACGTGCTCAACACGGCGACGACCTACAACCCGTCCATCGGCGGCGACGGCGTGGCGCTCTGCTCCACCAGTCACCCTGTCGATGGCGGCGCGTTCGCTAACCGGCCCGCTATCGACGTCGACCTGAACGAGGCATCGTTGCTCAACGCGATGACCACAATCCCGGTCACCTTCGTCGACAACGCCGGCCTCAAGACGTTTGCCCGCGCGCGCAAGCTCGTGGTCCCCAACGCTCTTGAGCCCGTCGCCATCCGTCTGACCAAGACCGAGCTTCGGCCCGGCACGGCCAACAACGACGTCAACGCCATCCTGTCGACCAGTGGCGGCCTGCCGGACGGCTATCTCGTCTCGGAATTCCTCACCAGCAACTACGCCTGGTTCCTCCTCACCAATATCGAGGGGCTGCTGTACCTCGAACGCGTCGCGTTCGAAACCGACATGCAGGTGGAGTTCACGACCGACAACCTTCTGGTCAAGGGCTACGAGCGCTACTCGTTCGGCTACTACGATCCCCGTGCCATCTACGGCTCCTTCCCGTCGAACTGAGGAGAGAGAACATGGGTATCACAAACCTCGACGGGCTCGAAGTCGCCGGTGTGCCGACGATGGGGATGGGCGGCTTGCCGCCCTTCACCGGGAACTGGTACTTTGTCGACCCGGCTCACGGCTCGGACGGCAACACCGGCGCGGCGGACAATCCGCTTGCCACGCTCTATCTGGCCTATGCCAAATGCCGGGACGGCTACAACGACGTGGTCGTTCTGGTGGGCAACGGGCAGGCAAGCGGGTCGGCTCGTCTGAGCACCGCGCTGGCGCAGACCGTCACCCCGGCGGCCACAACCGGCACCCTGACATGGGCCAAGAACGCCTGTCACCTGATCGGCATGACGGCCCCCACGATTGCCAGCCGGGCGCGCATCGCGCCTCCGACCGGCACTTACACGCAGACCACATTCGGTTCCGGCAATTTTGTTGTCGTTACCGCGCAAGGCTGCGTGTTCGCCAACTTCTCCCTGTTCAACGGGTTCTCCACCGGTGGCAACAGCCAGATTTGCTGGTCTGACACTGGGGGCCGAAACTTCTACAGCAACGTCAGCTTCGGCGGCGCGGCTGATGCGGCGTCGGCGCAGAGCACGTCCAGCCGGTCCCTTTTGGTGTCCGGTTCGACTGGCGAGAACACGTTCGTCAACTGCAACATCGGCGTTGATACCGTGACGCGCACGGTGGCCAATGCGTCTCTTGAGTTCGCGGGCGGCAGTCCGCGCAACAGCTTCGTCAACTGCACTTTCCCGTTCCAGACGTCCGCGGCGACCCCCCTTGGGATCATCGTGTCGGCTGCCTCCGGGATCGATCGCTGGCAGCAGTTCGTCAACTGCACCTTCATCAACAACGTGCAGTCGGGCGCAACTACCATGTCGGGGCTGGCAACGCTGCCGGCGTCTGCAGGCGGTCTGCTGATGATGCAGAATTGCACGTTGGTGGGCATCACCGAGTTTGGCACCGACGCGACGACGCGGGGCCAGATTTACATCGACGGCGGCACCGTTACCGCCGCCACCAGCGGCATTGCCGTCAACCCGACCTGATCAGGAGTCTCGCCATGAAAGGCAGGAAGAACCGTGCCACCGGTGGTGTGGCCCCCAAGGATCCGGCGCCCAAAGAAGTCTATGCGGGCGAAGGGTCGAACGTCGTCAAGGAAGCGCTGAAGCGCAAACATGGCGGCAAGGTCGATGGCAAGGACATGGGAAAGGTGGAGGGCGGCAAGGCCCGTCTTCGCCTGGACCGCCCCGGCCGGAAAATGGGCGGCAGGGTAGGGGCGGATTCGTCCCCGCTCTCATCCGCAGCCAATACCGACGGCCCCGACAAGCTCGAACAGATGAAGTGCTGATCGAGCCGCAATACGCGACAGAGCGGGGGCCGCAAGCCCCCGTTTTCATTTTGGAGGCGCCGCAATGGCCATGAATCCGGTAAGTCGAACCTATGCGGCCAGTGCCACGGGTTCGCAAACGCCTATCTCGGTCGACTGGCGCGATACGCCGAACGGCCTTTCTTATGAAGTGGTGTTCAATTCCGGCGCGGCTGGCAGCGTCACCGTCGATACCACGCTCGACAACGTCAACGATGCCTCTCTTACCCCGGTATGGGAAGCATCATCGGCAATCACCAGCACGACGCGCGGGACCGTATCGTCCCCGGTGCAATTCATCCGGCTGACCGTCGGGTCCCTGGCCGGCGGCACGCTGACGTTCAAGGTGCTTGAAGGCGCCCCGGATGGGGGTGGCTTGTCTGGCGGCGGTGGTGGTGGCGGAACGCAGGACGTCAATCTGATCGAAGTCGGTGGCGCTGCGATTGCTCTTGGCCAAGCGGCCATGGCGGCATCCCTGCCGGTGGTTATCGCCAGCAACCAGAGTGCGGTGGCGGTCACGTCGACGCAGTTGCCGGCAGCGCTTGGCCAGACCACGTCATCGGCCTCGTTGCCTGTGGTGTTCGCGTCGGATGCCGGCATCATCGGCGTGGCCTATGGTGGGGCTCAGGTATCGGTCACGCGGCCCAACGACACGACCCCATACAACGCCAACGACGTGGTGGGCGGGGTTATCACCTTTTCCAGCATGGGCCCCAGCGCCGGCCGAGTCATGCTGACCAGTTCACAGTTTCAGTGGGACGTGACGGCGATCCCCAGCGGCGCCACGAGCTTCTTTCTTGCTCTCTACAATGTCACGCCTCCGAGCGCCTATGCCGACAACGCAGCTTGGGATTTGCCCAGCGGCGACCGGAATGCGTTTCTGGGCATCGTGCAGCTCGGAACGCCAGTTGATCTCGGGTCGACACTCTATATCGAGCAGAACATCATCAACAAGCAGATCAAACTGGCGGGAACAAGTCTGTTTGCGTATTGCGTGACGGTTGGTGGCTATACGCCGGCTGCGCAGACGGTCCAAAGGTTTTCGCTGCATACGGTTGGGCTCGGGCTGTGATCCCAAACGGAACGGCCATGGTCACCCTGTTCCAGGGCGGGGGGGCAACCGCACCTGCCCAGTTCGGCACGGGCGACTGGTCCATTGCCGCGCTCGGTAACGGCACCAGTGCGCGCATCACGATCACGACGCTGCCCAGCGATGGCGGCTCGGCAATCACCGACCTCGAATACCAGATCGATGGCGGCTCCTGGGTTTCGCTGGCCGGCACAACGACGGGCAATTATGACCTTTCCGGCCTGAGCTGGGCCGTCGAGATTGACGTCGCCATCCGGGCCGTCAATGCGGGCGGCAATGGCACGGCTAGCGCCACCAAGGCGGTGACGCCGTGGGTCTCATGGGCCGCCGTGCTGGCGCTCAACCCGGAAATCGCCTGGGCGGCGTCGGTCAGCGGATCGACGTATCAGGAGCGCACCGGCGCCAGCGCCACCACACCCAGCGGCAATGGCGAAGTCGCGGGGTCGATCAAGAACTTTGGGACCCTGGGGGGGTGGCTCACCGCCCCAACCGACCCACGACGCGGCATCATGCGGCACTCCGGCGCGCTGCGGTACGTGGAAGGCGATGGCTCCGACGACATCTATACCGGTGCGTTGGGCGCCCTGCGCGGCGCCGCCGGATGGACCAGCGTGGATGGCGTCCGGAATACTGGCAGCACGGCGGCAGCACGCACCCCGTCTGTCGTTCTTTCCGGTTCCGGCAGCACTCGCGCATCGGCGCTCTTCAATGTCACCACTGGTGCGGCAACGCTGATCGGGCGCCGCAATAATGGGGACTCGGCAGCGGTTATCGCTGGATCGGCCCACGCCGACGTGGACATCATCCTTACCGGCATCAGCGACTACACCAACACGGATGCGTTCCTGCTGGTCGACGCGGTGCAGGAGGCCACCAGCACATCCTGGCTGACCAGCGGCGTGACGCCAAACGATCAAGGCGCAGTGAACCTCTTCGGTTTGGAGACCGTCGGTCCCAACTACGTCAACCTCATGGCCGGCCGGTGCTATTCCCGCCTGCTCTTCGCCAGCGTTCTCAGCGCCGGAAACCTTCTGATGGTCCAACGATGGACCGCTCAGGAAATCGGCAAGTCCATTTAGGAGACCATTAATGCAAGTTACGCACAGCCTCACCCTTATCGTAGCGGACGATGATGCCGCCGCGGCCAATGCCTTTTTTGACAACGGCTTCGGTTGGGGCGCCCCGGTTTTCACCGTGCCGCTTGCGGCCGATGGCACGCAGCCCACCACGCACAAAGGGCTGCACACTTACGTGACCGCCGAGTTCGCATCGATGCTGGCGGCGGCCAAGGCGAGCGACGATCCCGACCTTGCCATCCTCAAGTCGGTGTTCATGCACGCCGTCGAAAGCGAGACCTCTAAATTCGATGACGCCATCGGCGGGCTCAACGGCTCGACCATCGTCGCCGATCTGGGCTCGACGCTCCAAGTCTATTACCCACCCGTGGAGTGGTAAGCTTCTCTCTCTCTCGCGTCGTTCACGCCGCACTAGCAAGACCCAATGGATGCCTCTACGCTCTTAGGCAGCGAAAATAGAGGGCTCTAGAATGTGGTTTCGTAAGCGACTTGTCGACCCGCTGCTGGCCAAGGGGGAAGCGAGAATTGACCGACACGTTCGCCGACTCGAACAGCATGCAGAATTTCAGTCGCGAGTCTCGGCCCAGACGCAAATCGCCCAACATGCTCTTTGGCATTCGTATCGTTCGCCGACGACACAGCGCCCGAAACTAAGTGAGGCGGGGTTCCGCTGTTTTTCGCAGTTCGAAGAGGACGGGCTACTCCTCTACATTTTCGCCGCGCTGGGAACGTTCAGCGGCGAGTACCTCGATCTGGGTTGTGCTGACGGCATCAACAGCAATTGCGCGAACCTCGCCCTGAATTTTGGCTGGCGCGGGACGATGGTCGACGGAAGCGTGGAGAAAATTCGAACGGGCCAGGACGCCTATTCCAAGGCTCCGATCGCCTGGGCTTATCCACCCAAATTTGTCTGCGATTTGATAACCGCGGAGAACGTCAATGACATTGTTCGCCGGTCAAATGTTTCTGGCGAGATCGACTTTCTCTCGATCGACATCGACGGAAACGACTACTGGGTTTGGCAAGCACTAGAGGCCACCAACCCCAAGGTAGTGATGATCGAAACGCACACGGAATTCGGGCTGAACGACATCGTGGTGCCGTACGACGCCACCTATTCTTATCCGGGGCGGCATCCCGACTATCATGGCGCGTCACCCACCGCGATGGCCAAGCTTGCGGAACGGAAGGGCTACCGGCTCGTCGGTGCAAATGCATACGGCTTCAACACAATTTATGTCAGGGAGGGCTTGGCGGAAGACATACTCCCGAAGGTCTCTGTCGAGAGCATCCTCTGGCAC